GCCTCTTCTACACATGATTCGTTTTTAGCCTAGGAGGTCGCCATGGGTAGCAAACTCGAAAGCGCCTTCCAGGCAGAACTGATCGAAGAGCTCAAAGCCATATTCCCAAACTGCTTCGTTCTCAAGAACGATCCGAACTACAGGCAAGGGATCCCTGACCTCACAGTCATGTGGGGAACTAGGTGGGCAATGCTCGAGTGCAAGGAATCGGCTAAAGCGCCGTACCGTCCCAATCAGGAGATATATCTAGCCATGGCTGCCGAGCAGTCGTTCAGCGCTACTGTATATCCTGAGAACAAAGACGAAGTCGTAGAAGCGCTGCACCACTTCATGACTCGTCGGTAACACAGCCATATTCGAATGGTCCCGATTTGGCTCCCGCTACACATTGGAGATGATGTATGGAATTCCATAAGCACCGCGAAGTACAGGGCATGCATGCAACACTCAGTGCGTCCAAGTACTCGTGGGTGAACAAAGACGATGATGCGATCATCGAGATGATCAGTAATCAAGTGGCAACCACTCTCGGTACCAGACTTCACGCCTGGGCCGCAGAAGCCATCGAACTGAAGTTGCGTCAAGGTTCTGCCAAAACGACGCTCAACATGTACATCAACGATGCGATCAAATTCCGGATGACTCCTGAACAGGTCGTGTTCTACTCGCGCAACATCTTTGGTACTGCTGACGCGATCTCATATCGTGCGCAACCCAAGACCGGACGATGGTTGCTCCGGATCCATGATCTCAAGACCGGAACCTCTAAGGCTTCGTTCTTGCAGCTCATGATCTACGCAGCTATCTTCTGCCACGAGTACAGCATCCTTCCCGGACAAATCGACATCGAGCTGCGCATCTACCAGAACGATGAGATCTATATCTGCACGACGATCGACACGCCTGAGACCGAGATCCTCGACTTGGCCTTGTTGATTCAGATCATGGGTAAGATCAAACACAACGACGAACTAATCGAAAAGGTACGTGAGGAGGCCGCCGCGTGAGCCAGCTAGAAGCTGACGAAGACGAACTGTTCCACATCGGCGTACTTCGCAAGTCTGGACGATATCCTTGGGGCTCTGGTGACAACCCTCACCAGCGTAACAAGCAGTTCCTCGACTACGTTGCCGATCTCCAGTCCAAAGGCATGTCCGAAACGGATATTGCTAAGGGTATGGATATCACGACTACTCAGCTTCGTGCTGCAAAGTCGATCGCCAAGAACGAACAGAAGAAAGCAGCCATATCCCAAGCGCGAATGCTGAAGGAGAAAGGTCTTTCCAACGTCGCCATTGGTGAGAAAATGGGAGTCAACGAATCACAAGTTCGTCAGCTCCTGAATCCTACCCAGGCTGCAAAGAACAACGTCCTTCAGACGACGTCCGATATGCTGAAGAAGCAGACGGACGAATATGGCTATCTCGACATCGGAGTTGGCGTCGAACACCACGTTGGTGTTTCTCGTACGCAGCTCAAGAACGCGGTAGCCCTGCTCGAGGCTGAAGGATATGGCATCCAGTATGTCAATGTCGAACAACAGGGCACTGGTAAGATCACCAAGATGGTCGTTCTGACGAAACCGGACACTTCATATTCCGAGCTCTACCAGAACAAGGACAAGATCCACACCATTGGGGCATATTCTGAGGACAACGGTCGTAGCTTTAGGACGATTCAACCTCCGGTTAGCGTCGACTCAAAGCGAATCGGCGTTCGATATGCTGAGGATGGTGGCGCCGACGCTGATGGTGTGATCCACCTTCGCCGAGGCGTAGACGATATTTCCCTGGGCTCTAAGCAATACGCTCAGGTTCGTATCGCGGTCGATGGCACGCACTACCTCAAGGGTATGGCGATGTACAAAGACGATCTTCCTGATGGCGTCGACATGGTGTTCAACACCAACAAGAGCAACAAGGGCGACAAGCTCAAAGCGATGAAGCCGATGAAGGATGACGAAGAGAATCCCTTCGGATCCGTGGTCCGTCAGAAGACCTATATCGACAAAGACGGAAAGCAGAAGCAATCCGTTCTTAACATCGTCAACGAAGAAGGTAACTGGGATGACTGGTCTCGTAACCTTTCGTCTCAGGTGCTTTCGAAGCAGCCTGTCGCTCTCGCCAAACAGCAGCTCGATCTGAAGTTCCGTGCCAAGCGTGCGGAATATGACGAGATCATGGCGCTCGAAAACCCTGCAGTCAAGAAGAAGCTTCTCGAATCATTTTCCGATGATCTCGATTCTTCCTCAGTTCACCTGAAAGCAGCAGCCCTTCCTCGACAGAGAACGCAGGTTATCCTGCCGATCAACTCGTTGAAGGATACTGAGGTGTACGCACCTAACTTCAAGAACGGTGAACGAGTCGCACTCGTTCGATATCCTCACGGTGGTATCTTCGAGATCCCTGAGCTTACGGTGAATAACCGAAACGCTGAAGCCGGAAAGGTGATGAAGGGTGCGATTGACGCAATTGGCATTAACAGTAAAGTTGCTTCTCGGCTTTCTGGGGCTGACTTTGATGGTGACACAGTTCTGGTCATCCCAAACAACCTCAAGCAGATCAAGTCCAAGCGGCCGCTCAAGTCGCTAGAAGGATTCGATCCGCAGTCAGCATATCCTGCTTACGAGGGTATGCCGAAAATGTCAGCCAAGACGAAGCAGCTTAAAATGGGGGACGTGTCAAACCTCATCACAGATATGACTATTCGTGGTGCCTCCGATTCCGAGATCGCTCGGGCCGTGAAGCACTCGATGGTTGTCATCGATGCTGAGAAGCACAACCTCAACTGGAAACAGTCTGCTAAAGACCAAGGTATCTCTGAGCTCAAGGCAAAATATCAGGGAGACGCTAGGTCTGGTGCTTCGACTCTCATCTCTCAGGCCTCGTCTGAGCAGAGGGTCAATGCAAGACGCGCTGCAAGAACCAATGAAGGTGGCGCTATCAACAAGGCCACTGGTGAGCGGAACTATGTGGACACAGGTGAGAACTATGTCAAGCCTGCGTACACTACAACCAACCCTAAGACAGGGAAGGTAACCAATCACCCAGCACAGATTGTCTATAAGCAGGACAAGTCTACTAGGATGGCTGAAGCCAAGGATGCTAGAGAGCTCTCTTCTGGTACCGCCATGGAGAACGTCTATGCTGATCATGCCAACAGGCTCAAGGCCCTAGCCAACGAGTCACGCAAGTCCATGGTCAACACTGCGCCTTTGCGTTACAACCCCCAGGCTAAGGTCGCTTATGCCCCCCAGGTCCAAAGTTTGAATGCCAAACTGGCCCTGGCACAGCGTAACAAGCCCCTAGAAAGACAAGCCCAGCTTCTAGCCAGCACCATGGTTAAGGCTAAGGTAGATGCCAACCCACACATGGACAAGGCTGATCTCAAGAAGATCAAGGGTCAAGCATTGACTACTGCACGTGAACGTGTAGGCGCCAAGAAAGATCAGGTCGACATCACTAACATTGAATGGCAGGCCATTCAGTCTGGTGCTATCACCAACAACAAGCTAGAGTCCATCCTAGCCAACGCAGATGTAGACAAGGTGAAGGCCCTGGCCACACCTAGAGAAGCAACTGTGATGGTATCATCTAAGGTGCTAAGAGCTAAGGCCATGCAGGCTGCAGGCTTCGATGCATCTGACATCGCTGATGCCTTGGGCGTCAACGTTAGTACTCTCAACAGTGCACTAGAAAGGGGTTGATAGTAATGGCTGAACAGTTGCTTACCACAGTTGACAATCCTTACGATCCCTTCACACACTGGGACGAGTGGCTGTCGTTTGACACCCATGCCGGACACAACACCATGCAACTGCTTGCTCGAATCGCTAAGAGTAGTGATGAACTTAGCGAAACCGATCAGGACATCGCATTCGATAATGCGATTGATGAGATAATGTTTGAGAATGTTTCAGGCATCTATCGAGTTGCGAAGAAAAAAGCAGCAAAACCTGGCGACTAGC